CTGCCTTTTTAAAGAAGTACATATCTTGTAACGCTCCAAACTTATTTATAAATGTTACTTTCTTTGGACTATATTTGCATTCCTCTAAAGTTTTAACCTTTATAGTTTCAAGTTCTACGTTATCATCGCTTACCCTAATTTCATCAACCTCTCCTATTTCGTATTCATCTAAAAAAGCTACAATACATTTGTTAGCTTCATACACTCCACCATCATTTAAAATTCTATCTATATAACTATCACTATCAGTAGTTCCACCTAATGTAATGTATTTTATTTGGTCTTCTGTATCTGGACTACTATTGTAACTATATGTACCCACTACAACACCATCTTTTAGAAAAGTAATAGTAGGATTGTTTTTAGTATTTATTGGAACCCTAACAAGATTGTCAGCAAGTGCAAATATTTGTCTATTAGAAATCATCAATGGATTATCTTCTACATCGAAACGATTTTCTTCAAAGTAAGAATAACTATCAAAAGCAAATGATGTAACCTCATCAGAAACTATTTCCGTACCATTAATGTCATATGCTCTTATATCATATTTAAAATAAATACATTGATTATCCTCATAGGTATTATTAAAAGTTAAATCTAAATAATCCCTTATAAGTTCTGATATCTCATAATAGTTTACTGTCTGTCCAGTGATTACATTCTTTCTCAAAGTATATTGAGGAGTAGACGGTATATCTTCTCGTGGACCAGTCCATATATATAATTTAAGAATAGAATAAACCATATCACTATCCTCCATCTCTACATAATACGGACTTCTTAAATTTACTGCCATTGTATTTTATTTTAAATTGTCTTTTATTGTGTTCTCTAAAAGTTTTTCTACATCTAAAGCATATGCCTTAACTATATCTTTAGGTAAATTATTGAATGCTTTTTCAAATGGTTTTGTAAAGAATAAACTTGGTTTAATTCCTTTCTTATATATTGAATTAGCAATAGCAAACTGCAAACCTTTTCTACTCGTGAACCTACCTTTACTATCTCTCGTTCCTTTTAATCCTTTTCTTACAACCCAATTACTAAATGCACTTGCAGGAGGTTTTTTGTTTGTGTATTTAAATGGAGTGTTATATTTCTTTTCTGTACCACTAACACCCTTGTCCTGAAACACTCCGTAATCTTCCATTAAGAAAGATAATTCAAAACTATTTTTAGAAACCTTTATATCACTATCTAAACTATTATAAAGTTCTTTAGATGCATTCTTTTTACCTTTAGTTAAATTGCTTCGTGATTGTTGTATAACGTATTTGGCAAACTTATTTAAAGCATCTCTCGTTTCTTTTAACTGCATATATTGATATCGTTTTGAATAAATATATCAAACGTACAAGCCCACCCAGCTAATCTGTTTTCAAACCTTTCGTAAAATGGTTCACAGTTAGGTGTTCCATCTAATTGGTATAAATCACTATGTAAGTTTCCTTTTCTCAATAACATTGTTAATCTATTTAATACTGCTAATTGAGTATTCAACACATCTTGCTCGTTGTTATTTCCTCTAAAGATATCTGTTGTAGGTTCTTTACTTTCGTCTACAATATCCATTGCAAGGACTGTAATATTAAAAGATAAATATTGTTCTTCTGTGATTACGTTGTTTACAATAATATGACTTAAAGGGAAAATAGTTTGTTTAGATAAATCTATCTCCGTTATATCTCCAGTAGTTACTGTATTGACATTTACATCATTTAGTAGCTGCTCTTTTATTGTTTCCGTTAATTGGTAAAATCCTCTAATTCCCTGCATTGAATTTATTTTTTATTTGACTTGCTTCTATTTCTTGTTTCTCTTTTTCAAACGTTAGAAATAATAAACATTCGTGCATTTTTAATTTAGTGATATCTTCAAATCGTCTAATATCTGATTGAGCGAGAGCATAAACGCTTGAGTACCAACCCCATTTTGTTCCGAATTGAGATACTCTTGTAAGAGTGTTTCCTCCGTTTGCTCCAAAGAGTTCATCATAGTTTGACACAATTCGTTCCCTAAATGATAAAAAAAAAGGATAGAACCTAAAACGGCATCTAATGGCATATCTTTTAAATGCTCCGTATCTCCTGCATCATACTCCTTTATCGTGTACCTATTACCTTTCCTTATTTCTATTGGCCTATATAAAACCCCCATAGCTTTCTGCATATTATCCCAGTCACCTATGTTAGTATCAAGGTCAATGTATTCCCCAAAACTCATCTCATCAAGGTTAGGTATAAATCCATATTCAACCCCACCCATTTTAAAGGTATGTACTAAACTTGGTTTGATTTCAAACATTGTAGATATAATATTTACAATATCAGTAACATCACTTGCTTTTAACAACCTTACGCTTTCAGCTTTAATCCCACAAAATATCTCAATCATCTTAAATGACAACTGGGTTTCTGTTAAATCCTTTAATTTTAAATACTCTTGGTACTGCCCTAAAGTAACTTCGTTTAAACTATTAGGTACTATTAAATCGACTTTCATATAAGTATATAGTTAATTCTTAAATATTTTAGAAACAAAAACCCCTACAATATGTAGAGGTTGTATTTATTTTTATTGGATTGCGTATTTACCAAAGTTAGGTTTACTTAATACGGAGTAAGTAGCATATCGAACTGCATCAATCGTATGGTTGTTTTTATCTATTGGTTTGTTTATCATCTTACCAGACCTATCTTCTTGCCATTTGTAGTTTCTAAACTCTTGTATGCAATTATGACTATCTTTCTCTATATGTATTTTAAAGCGTTTTAAGAGGTCTATTCCTGCGTTAATACTATCTGCACCTTTTAAACTTGGTCGTACATTAAAACCCATTCTACGCAGTTCTTCAATCAATCTTGGTTCAGCACTATCAAAGTAAATTGTTTCTCTTTCAATACCTATCTCTTTCCACTTCCTGCTAATATCATAAGTGGTCATTTGTGTTTGGTATATATGTTCTTTGATATATAAGTTGTGGTCTTTACGATAAACAGAAACTAAAGTTGTAGGGTCATTGGAATATCCAGCATCTGCTCCATAACTTATAAACTCTGCATCGTGTGGTATGTGGTTTACTTCCGTATAATTAAATATAGTAGCTTTAGAAACACCTTTTAACCCTAAACCATATATTTGCCAGTAGGTTTCATCTGTGTCCTTTAAACGTTCTATTTCTTCAGTAATGCTTTTATTAAGAAAGCTATTATCCAAATAAGTAGTAATATAGAAATCGGCATCTTCTCGTGGTATTACCTTGTCATAAATCCAATGGTACTCATCCGATGGATTAAAGTCAAGAATTATTTTATCTTCGGTACGAAAAATTAACTGCTGCCAATCTTCGTAATCTAATTCGTTTGCTTCATTTATAAATAGTAAGTTTCTTTTTCTACCTCTTACTTTTTGTGGTTGGTCTAATGATATAAACTCTACAAGGTTTCCGTTTAGTTTATATTCGTGGTTTGATTTATTATGGTGTATCTCTGAATACGATTTATATTGTTTAAGTATATCTAAAAAATCACGCATAACAGAACTACGAACTGCTGGGAATGTTTTCCTACATATTGTAACTGTCTTACCTGTGTTCTCTAAACAATATTTAAAAATAATATAAAGCAAAATGTTATAAGTCTTTCCAGACCTCGTACCACCTTGCTCTATTGTTATCTTTTTATCTGATTGTAATAAATGTTCAAAAACTACATTAGTCTTTATCTTCACGTTTTATAATTTCTATTTGAAAGTTATTTGGCATTCCATCTGCTCCAGTTATTTCTTGTCTTTCTATGTAACCTCTTTTCTTTCCTTTTGTCTTTAAATAGAATATCATTTCAGAAGTCTTTCCCTCTTTTATGTTCTTAAACAATTGGCTTTCTACAAAATCTAAAGCAATGTTTTCAATATCCCTTACTTTAGTTGCAAACTCTTCATCTTCCTTTAACCAAGTATAAAACTGTGTTCTTCCTACTCCTGCATTTTTACAAGCAGTAGTAACTACACCTAAAGATTTTTGAAGTGCTTCTATTACTGCTCGTTTATGTTGTTCGGTTCTGTTTTGATTTTCTTTCATAATATCCAATTGTATATTCCTAATATGTCAATAAATAAAAAAAATATATTAGCACTTACATAACTGTATTGTCTTTGTTTTATAAAATTTATAACATATATTAAATGACCTATAAAAAATAAAATATAACTGTATTCAAAATATTTTAATTTACTTGATATTAATATTCCAGCAAATATTAAAAATAAAGATGCTATCCAATCAAATATTTTTTTTGTATGAATTTTTTGCATTATTATATGCTTTTCTTTTACTTCTTTCGTTTTTATTAAAAGTGTAGCAATAACCATCTTTACCTTTCTTATAAGCCATTTTACCATTTATTTCTGTAAGATATATCTTTTCCATTTTTTAAACTATTCCCCATTCAGCGAATTTTTCAAATCCACCGATTGAATTTATATAATCTCTTGATATTTCAACTATTTCACTATAATCTTTTCCATCTACATTTTCATCTCCAATAGCACAACAAATATCTATTATTTTATTTTCTTTTTGTGCTTTTAAATGTGCGTAAATATTTACAGATACATCTGCCTTTGATAAATCCTTTCCGTGTAAACCACCACCTGTTACTGCTCTACCCATATCAGAGCCTAATTTTCTATTGTTCGCTCCACTATCAACATCAACACCTCCTGTCCAATAACCTAAAGGATTTATGATTAAATTATATTTATTTCCAATATATTCTTTTAAATCTTTTGACTTTGCGTTTGATTGGCAAACAATAACCCTGCCCTCTTTTTTATCTAATATATATTTACCATCTGTTGGATATTTTTTATAGATACTTCTTGATATTTCAGAAAGTTCCTTAACCTCATCATCAATAGGTATTCCTTTAAATATTCCATTATCTCCTGCTTTAGTTTTTTCTGATTGATTATTATTTAAAAACACATCTTGTGGTACTTCTATATAATTAACATCAACTTCCCCTGCTATTCTTTTAACAATACTTTCTACTATTTCTTTTTCTGTATCGACTGTTGTTTCAGATATAATTGTACAGTACCCGTGTCCTATTAAAACCTCTACTGCAATCTTTGGATTTTCTTCTATACTGTAAGCATAATCAACTAATGCTCCTGCTATTCTGTCTGCTAACTTATCTGGGTGTTGTGGGTTTACTTTTTCTATCATTTCTTATAGTTTAAATTCATTATTAACGATAATACCATTTCTTTTTATTTTTAATGCTGGGTCTAATTTAAGCATTCTTTTTATAATTACATCACAATATTTAGGGTCTAATTCCATACCATAGCATTTTCTTTTGAGTTGATGTGATGCTACCATTGTTGAGCCTGAGCCAAGAAATAAATCAAGAACTATATCTTCTTTCCTTGAACTATAACCAATAGCTTTTTCACATAATGGTATAGGTTTCATAGTTGGGTGTAAATCATTTTTTAAAGTTCTCTGAAAGTCCCAAACATCATCTTCTGAATATTCTTTACCATAAAATTTATTCTTAAAATATCCATATACTATCGGCTCATATTTTTTTCTAAAATGACCACCACCTAAAGGAGATTGGTTTTTATTCCAAATTATTATACTTTTCCACTTTAAACCTAAATCAACTAAAGGATTTAATAATTCATTTATAGTTGAACTTGAAAAACAAATATACCAACCACCTATTGTGTTTAATTTTATAATAGAAATAATAGAAGAAATAAAATCATAAAATTCTGCTTCTGTTTTTTTATCGTTTTTAATACTATCGTATTCTGAATTAGGAGTACTATATCCATCTTTCATTTTAACAATTTTACCATCCTTTGTTGTGCAACCTAAAGTTCCTTGAAAATCAATATTATAAGGCGGGTCAGTAAAAACCATATCTGCTTTCTCTCCATTCATTAGCTTTGCAACAGTATCACTATCTGTACTATCTCCACAAAGTAA